CCTCACGATCCCAGACACCTTGAACTCCGTCGGTCCATACCGCTCCACCACGAGCCCGTTCGGGTCGTCGCTCACGTGCAGGTCCTCCGCCCACCGCCAGACCGCGTCCTCAAGCCATTGCCGGTCCCTCTGGATCCAGCGGCCGCCGTACCACTCGAACAGCCGGCCCTGCACCTCCTTGAGCCCCATGCCGTCGTCGAAGCAGACCTTCAGCATCGCCCGGGCCACCTTCATTGGCTCGGTAGTGCGAAGTGGATTTTGTTGTGTACCCAGTGTCATCTGATTATCCTTTCAGCAGGAACCAACCATGCCCAACCAGTCGTCTCGCCCAAAGCCCAACACGCCGATGACCACCGCCTCCTGGCTCACGGGGAACCAGTCGCTCGGGGCCTTCGACGATCCGACCAAGTACCTTGAAACCCTGGCGTCTCGCCGAACCCAGAAGCAGCCGGCCCAAACACCAAAGGAAACCAAGCCGACTCCGGCTCCTTCCACTCCAACCGCAGCTGCGACGGCGAAACCCCAGGCCTTCCCTACTTCTCCGACCGGAACTGCCGCTGCACCTGCTGCTGCTTCGACTTCTTCTTCGAGGTGGGACACGGCCCGTCAGGCCGCAAAGGCGATGTACGAAGCCGAGCTCGCGGGCTTTCAGGCCCGTGCACAACGTGGCTCGTACGTCGACCCCCTTGAGTATAAGCGATCCCGCGAGAGATACAACATCGAACTCGGGAGAATCGGAGCAGAGGAGAGAGGCGAGCAGCGACGTTCCGCCGCCAAGACCGCCCGCACCGAGCGACGCGCCGAAACCAACCGGATGGCCGGCGAAACCCTTGGAAACCTGCAGCGCGGAGTCGCCGACATCCTCGGTGACGCAGCTTCACAAACTCCCAAGCCCGTGATCCCCGATGCCTCGGGGGTCCAGCGCGATGCCGACGCAGCCGCCGCCGCGGTCCGCAGCGCCGACGTCCAGCCCCAGCCCTCGACCGGATGGCTCGACAACGCCATCTCCAGCACGATCCGGGCGCTGCAGGCATCAGCCGCGAGCACCCCCACTGGCCAGATCTCCGAGCTCGTCGGTCCTCCTGCCCCAGCGCCCGCGCCTGCCCCGGCTCCTGCTCCCGCTTCCACTCCAGCTCCGGCGGGAGACGGCTTGACCGATGCGCAGCGCCAGGTCCTCGCGCGTCTCCAGTCCGGCGAGATCCGGGTCGCCCAGCCCGACACCAGCTACATCAATCCGGACATCGGCCGGCTCGCCATCCCGGAGCCGTCCCTGACCGGCGAGATCGGAGCACCGGCCCCGCTCGCTCCCGGAGGAGGTCCCGGCCTCGCCGCCGGAACCCTCGAAACAATGTTCGGACCCGGCGGCCTCTTCGGTGCGCCGCTTCCGCCCGAGCTCGCGCAGCGCCGCATCGACCGCGCCCAGACCATCGGCGAGCGCGACTTCGCCCAGGCCCAGCAGTTCATGGGCGAGACCCAGGAGCCCCTGCGGACCCTCCTCGGCGGCCGCACATTCAGTGGGGGTGCGCCTGCCCCGGTCAACGCCCCGCAGAACCCGGCGATCACGAGCGGCCAGACCGGAACCCTTGGACGGCCCATCGTCACGCCGGGCGCGAACCCGGTCATCCGGCCGCGCAACCGGACGTTCTCGCAGACCGTCCCGCAGGAGGCCATCTCCGGCCAGCGCCCCCTTGACCTGCCGTCCTCGACTGCATCTGGTCCGATCGGTCCACAGCGTCAGAATCCTGCGTTCACCGGGCCGCTCCGAGGACAGGCCGTCGGGGTCAGCCGCGCCCGGCCGATCTACCACGGCCCGCAGCAGAACGAGTACCCCGAGTACCTGAACACGCTGTTCGCCAAGATGGCCGCGCTCGACCGTCAGCCGCAGGTGAATCCGCAGGGCAACGTCCAGTCGCCCGTGCCCCCGCGCGACATCCTCGGCCAGCTCCTCATGGAGTCCCTCCTAAACCCTCGGTAGGGGCTGGGTCCAACCGCCCAGCCCCCGTACCCAAGGAAACCGCCCAGATACCCTTGACTATTCCGCTTCCGCAGGGTTTCAAGGCGGTTCGCAACATGGGAACTTCGGAAGCCCGTGATCCCGGAACGCTGTATTACGGCATAGTAGATCCGGAAACAGGCCGGCAGAATGGGCAGATCGTCTTCGGCTGGAATCCGGCCAACAAGATGTACCAGCCTCTGTTTCCAGGGGTGAACCTGCACCCTCATGAGCAGAACAAGGGTCTCTATCCGGCGTTTCTGAAGGAACTGTCCCGATATGTGGACATTGGATCCTCGGGCACCTCCGCAGAGACAGGATCGCTTCCAAACGCACTCAAGGTCTGGCGCAAGCTGGGGGCCGTCGAGGAGAATGTGGTGGAAGATCAGTCGCTGAGCGGGCCTAGGGCATTCGTGCTCAGGAGGAACAAATGAGCAAGAAGAAGCGCAAGGGCATGTCGTTCAGCCTCGGCGGCGGACTCCGGTGGGTCCACGAATCTCGGTTCTGCGACGAGCTCCAGATGACGCCGAAGGCCTTTCGACGCCTGTGCCGTACCCTGAACGTGCCGATGCTGCACATCCACGAGGACTGGCTCGTGAACCTCCACATGTTCCGGATCGGCCTGTGGGCCGCCTGCCGCTTCGGGCAGCCGGACTTCCTCGCGCCCGGGTGTGCGCTCAACATGAAGGGCCGAAAGCCCCTCAGGCATCAGGCAACTTCCGTCACCCGCGAATACATCGAGGCCAATCTCCCGATGCTTGTCGAGGAGATCAACAAGGCCCGCATCATGGACGGCGTCGAACTCGAACAGCGCACCATCGACGAGTCCCGCGACGCAGCCCGCCGGATGCTCAACCTTCTCAACCCCCGGACCTAACCCATGAGAAAGTACGTCATACTTGCCCGTGAAGCTTTCACCGACCTTCTTCGGGGCGTTGGATCCAAGGAGATCAAGAGCTCCAACCGCTTGGCCGACTATCGCGCCAATCGAGCGAAGATCGCAGAGGGGTACAGGAAGGCGACTGGAAAAGACATTCCGGACGGAAAGGTGGTCATCCCTCAAAAACTTCACAACGAGCTGAAGGCGATGAACCGGCACAAGAAGAGCATCACGAGGAACGAGGAATACGAAACTCTGAGCGCTCGTAGCAGGTACCCCAATGCCGAGCCACGGAATGCGGGTTACACCCGTGAGCAGCCCAAGAGGGATCAAAGAAAGGGTGGTCCTTTGTTCCCGATGGAGATCGGCAAGAGGACCTACGAGGAGGGCCAGAGGATGCTCACCTTGAAGGCTGAGCGGGAGGCAGCAAGGTCTGGTCGAAAGATCAACCGGACCAAGTATGTCACCCGCCGAGATATTGAGGAAGACACGTTCTAAGGGGGTCTGACATGCCGTTCAAGTCGAAGGCCCAGCAGGGCTACATGTTCTCGAAGATGCCGAAGACCGCCAAGAAGTGGGCGAAGGAGACGCCGAACATGAAGGCGCTCCCCAAGAAGGCCCCCAAGAAGAAGGGCAAGTGATGCTGATCCCGATCTCCGAGCAGGTGTTCGTGCCGCTGGCCCGCGTCGAGCGGATCTCGTTCTTCGGGGACGGCGCGACCGTGAAGTACCTCGACGACCGACAGGTGGACCACCTCGACGCCGTCGATGCCGCCCGCCTCAAGGAGTTCCTTGAGCGCAACCACAAGGTGGCCGTCGGTGGCTAAGAAGCGCTTCGACTTCAAGGCGGTCCACAAGGACCCAGAGGGCGGGCTCAGCGAGGCCGGCCGGGCGGCCTACAACAAGGCGACCGGCGGCAACCTGAAGGCGCCGCAGCCCGAGGGCGGGCCCCGGCGCAACAGCTTCTGCGCCAGGATGCGCGGCATGAAGAAGAAGCTGACGAGCGCGAAGACCGCGAACGATCCGAACTCCCGCATCAACAAGAGCCTTCGGGCCTGGAAGTGCTGACATGCTGCCTCCACTGAACTCGAAGCCGAAGAAGCCCTCCAAGTACAGCCCCAAGAAGTGCCCCGAGTGCGGAGGGAAGCTGGACGAGGAGGGCGAGTGCGAGGAGTGCGGCTACGGCTGCGAGGAGTGCGAGGCCGAGAAGGAGGCCGCCAAGTCCGTCGAGATCAAGCTCTCCATCTTGCTTCCCGGCGGAGACTGACGTTACAATGTTGGAAACCAGTCCCACCTGTCGTGGGCTTTACAGGAGAGTGTCATGAAGAAAGTCGCAAAGAAGACTTCGACGAAGAAGGCCGCACCCAAGCGCAATCCCTTCGCCGTCCGCGCGAAGGCCACCTTCGGTGGCGGCGGCGGCACGCCCAAGGCTCCGCGGGTCTGACGGAGGTCGACGATGGCAAAGGCCCGGTTGCAGGAACTTGAGAAGTCAGGTTTGATGGACCTGGATCCTGTGACCGGGCAGGCCATCTTTCCGATGATCGACGAGTCGCGGACCCGTCGGCCGAAGTCGGAGGTCACGCACCGGTACTACCCGGATCCGAACGAGCTGATGCGGAAGCGCCGGAACGTGCTGGCGACAAGCGAGATGCCGGCGCTCGGCGAGGCCATCCAGGGCGTCCTGAACACGGACTTTCCGGGGACCTTCGGGTTCACGCGGCAGCCGCTCGGGAACACGATGGATCCGTTCATCCAGCTGCAGATGAACCCGCTGCTTCCGTTCCCGGAGAGCCGGATCTTCCCGGTGCTCGACGATCCGAAGGAGACGGAGCTGATGTACAACCGGATCCGGAGCGCGATGAAGTCGACGAAGTACGCGGCCGCCAAGCCGGAGATCGACCTCACCTTCAACGAACTCCAGAGGTACGGCGGAAACTACCGGCTCGTCATGCAGCTCGGGCTCGACCGCGGGGCGGGATACCACTACCCGACGGTGGAGCAGGCCTTCAGGCATTCCATCATGATGGAGTCGCTGGCGACGCTTCCGGAGTCCGCCGACCTCTCGGTGGCCCGGCAGCGCGGCGGCGGAGAGCGGGCCCGCAGCACCCTGATCAAGCGGCGTCATGCACACCTTGCGTTCCTGAGGGCCAAGGGGACCCAGCCCGGTGGCCCGCTGCTGGCCGACGCCATCAACATGTACACCAGGGTCCTGGCGCCGTCGCTGGGCTGGAGGAGCTCCGGGGCTCCCGAGCCGCTGCTGATGCCGACGTTCGGAAAGCCGACGCCGCTGACGGAGGAGGCCCGCGCGAAGGCGCTGAAGAACCTGCGGGAGATCGAGAGCCACAAGGCCCGGGCGTCCGCAAGCCAGGCGTTCCGGCAGATGACCGACGAGGAGAAGGCCACCCGGCTGGTGAAGTACATCGGGGAGCGGTACGACGCATCCACCGCCAGGGAGATCATGCGCAACGTCGGAGGACGCCTGGAGTCGATGGCGGCTCCCGACCGGATCAAGGCGCTCCTGGGCTCGCTGCACGAGGTCACCGGGCAGGGCGAGGCCATGGGCCGGAACAGCAACGTGCTGGATGCGGTGGCCGACCTGGGCCAGCTGCAGAAGGCGGCCGAGGAGGCCGGCGTGAAGCCGTCGAAGCAGCGGATCACCAAGGCGGCCACGGCCCCGAGGCCGGAGACCCCGCGCGTCGGCTCGAACCTGGTGTCCGAGCGGGAGGCCGCGAACGTCATGAAGAAGACGGCCAAGAAGCTGGGCGTCAGGATCCGCAATCCCGGCATGGTGATGGCGATCGCCGCCATCCTGTCGGCTGGATTCCTGGCGGGAATGGAGGAAGGCGCATGAACAGGAAGCCAGAGATCGAGAACGGCGAGGACGTCATCAGGTCGATGTTCTCGATCGACGGGGCCGCTGCCGCGATCCAGCGGTCCGGCTTCGACGTGGAGGAGGAGATGACGATGTACATCGACATCGCCCGCAACTCCATCGAGGACAACACGAGGCTTGCCGCCCTTCAAAGGTTGAACAGGCGGGTACGGGAAATCGCGGAAGTGAATGGCATGATCTCGACCGGATCGGTTAGAATGGTGTCCCATGAAGAAGATGGAACCCGCATCGAACAAGTCCGCTCGGAATCCAGACTCCTCTCCCAGGTCCGCGGCCTCCAGCTTCCCGGCCAGTCCCGCATCTCCAGCCGCGTCCTTCCGCCGGCCGACGGTGATCGAGCTCCTTGAGTCGAGGTTCTTCGACCTGCGCGACGAGGACCTCGCCCGCTGGGGCGCCATGATGATCGAGGACATCGGCGTGGTCGAGGTCGACCGCGTCGTCGGACGCCCGAAGGACTTCGGGAGGGCGATCCGCACCGAGATCTGCTCTTCCGATCACCGGCTGAACCAGAAGTGGCGCGAGATCGCGCACCGTGTGCAGCTGGCGTCCCCATCGACCGCGAACCCCAACGAGATGCTGGTGGTCTTGTGCCTTCTGGCCACGGCGGTCATGTTCACGGAGGGTCGAATCGGTGCCGCGTCATCCGACTAAGACGATCCGGGTCGACCTGCAGACCCATGGCGACCTGTCGTCCCTGGCCTCCTGGTACTCCAGGATCCAGGGCCGCTACCACAGCCTGGTGGACATGGTTCGCATCGGCCTGACGCTGTCGGTGCTTGAGATCGAAAGGAGAGGCCATGCCGGTTGGAGACATCGAACACCGCCTGGAGGAGATGAGGGAATACTACCCGTCGGACGAGCACCAGCTGATCGACGAGGCGATCGACCTGATCCGGTCGCTCCGGGAGGAGCTCCGGAAGGTGAAGTACGGGACGGTCACCCGTGATCAGATCTCCGAGATCAACCCGGCCGCCATGTTCATCGACGGCATGGACGAAGCCATCGTCGGCATCGCGGTCCAGTGGGGGTCTCCCGCCCTGGCCGTGTACGACGGCGAGCGCATCGTCGAGATCCTCGCGAAGGACATGGGCTACGAGGAGGCGGTCGAGTACTTCTCGGCCAACATCGAGTGCGCCTACGTCGGCCCTGGAACCCCGCTGATCCTTTACAGGCCGTCAGAGGACTGATGGAGATCAAGAGAGTACAGACCCGTGAACAGGGCAACCCGAACTATCCGCTGCCTCCGGACTACGACGAGCTCACCTCCGCCGGCCAGCGTCTGGCACGGGTCAACGCATGCCGCCAATGGCTGCTTCCCGAGGACGATCTCGGGGCCCGCGGCGCCAACCTCGTGGCTTCCGTCTGGTGGTTCGACCGGTACTACCTGTGGCCCGACGACGATGCCGACTTCAACCCGCTCTTCTACGACGACACCCCGCTTGAGACTCCGGACTTCCACTGGGTCCTCCTGCGGCAGTGGGCCTCCTACCGACTGACGGCGGCCGTCGCGCCCCGTGGTTCCGCCAAGTCCTACCTGAACTGCAAGGACATGCTGCTCAGGATGGTGACCAGGCCGGCCTACTCGTTCGTGTACGCGACCTCCACGCATCCGAACGCGCGCGAGGTCGGAGAGCGCATCAAGCGCCAGCTGATCCACAACCAGCGGCTGTTCGACGACTTCTCCCCCGAGTTCGACGGCCGCATCGTGCCGAGGCGCGGCGAAGGCTCGTTCAGCACCGAGCACATGATCCTCAACAACGGATCCTGGCTGAGGCTCCTGAGTGCGTCGTCGAAGCAGCGCGGCGGCCGTCCCCGCCGGTATCGGCTGGACGACCCCGAGTACGACCCGAAGTCGTCGACTCCGATGTCGGTGCTCCGGGCCTACATGGACGAGCTCCTCTTCAAGATCGTGATCCCGATGGTCACGCGCCCCGACACCGGCGTCGACTGGGTCGGCACGTTCGTGTCGAAGCGCCACTACCTGTGGCATGCGATGCAGCTCGACGAGACGCCCGAAGGCGCGAAGGCGAAGGATCCCCGCTTCAACCGGTGGTCCCGCCTCGTGATCCCGGCGGCCATCGAGGAGGACGGCCAGCTGATGTCGTGCTGGCCGGAGATGTGGCCCACGACTCGGAAGGAGCGGGAGGAACTCGCCCGCACGAAGCCGCGGTTCAAGGAGGCCCTGTCGCTGGAGGAGATCCGGGAAACGATCGGAACCGCCAACTTCAACTCGGAGTACCTGGCCAAGCCCGGCGACGGAGGGTCCACCTTCTTCGGCGACCTCGACGACCGGCACTCCTGGTGGTTCGAGGAGATCGACGACCGCCTCGACTCCCCCTTCCTGTCGACGACCCAGATCTGCTGGCACGAGCGGAAGGACGACTCCTTCCACGTCAAGAAGATGCCGCTCCCCGACTTCATCAGGGGCTACAGCCGGATCTTCATGACGGCTGACACCTCGCACACGACCGGCTCGGACTCCGACTTCAAGGTCTGCTGCCTGATGGCCGTGACGCCCCAGAACGACCTGTTCGTGCTGGACATGTGGGCCCGCCAGGGACAGGAGTCCGAGCTCGTGAAGGCGGTCTTCGAGATGGCCGACCGGTGGCGGTGCCCCACGGTCCATCCCGAGGTGGTCCGGCAGGGCGTCTCGCTCTACAACGCCCTGAACGCCATCGTGTCCACCCGCGCCAACGACATGGCCGGCGTGTCCCACCTGCCCAAGATCGTCAAGCTGAACCCCGGCATGACCGAGAAGCAGGACAAGATCGCCGGCCTGCAGTTCCGGTTCGAGCACGGCAAGATCAAGCTGCCCCTGTGGCGCCGGGACCAGCTGCCGTGGCGCCACCTGTTCGACCAGATCGAGTCCTTCAACCCGGAGGCCCAGGACGGCGGCCTGGAGAAGGACGACTGCATCGACGCGGTCGCGATGTCCCAGTTCATCCTGAAGGGCCGGCTTTCCAAGGTGGTCGGAGAGGCCCAGACCAGGACCTTGTTCGAGCGCCTGCGGGACGGCGACTTCTACGAGAACGGCGTCCACATCGGCGAGGGCCTGAACCTCGACTCACTTACCGCGGACCAGATCAGAGAGATCCTCGATGCACGAACCCCAGATCCCCGGCCAACCGGCGTCTCCAAGATCTGAATGCCGGATGCCCATCGAGCTGTTCGAGGCGATGAACCGCTGGTACTTCGGCTGTTCGGTCGAGCGCGAGCGCCCTTCGGTGCCCGCCGTGGGTGCGACCATCGCCGTTTCCGATGCTTGGATGGGGATCCTCTGCCTGGCCTACTACGGAAACGGCCCCCGCCACCCTTCCGTCATGTCCAGTGGGGGTGCTCCGATGGCGGCCGACCTTCCTCCGAAGGAAACGGTCATGCAATATGCTCAGGTGAAGCAATCTGTCCGCATGATCCCGGGAGGGTATGCGGCAAGGAAGGCCAAGGCGAACCATGTCGATCGACCCGATCAAGCTGACCAAGGACCCGCTGATGCTCGCTCGGATCATCGACGAGCACTGCGAACGGGAGATGAACCGCCTGTCGTACCGCCGGGCCACGTGGCTGGTGGCCCTGTACTACCTGATGGGGGCCCGTCAGTTTGACGTGTTCGACCCGACAAGCGGGACCGTCCGGTACTCGTACCTCGACGAGGACGACAAGCTGGAGTTCCAGTCGAGCGAGCTGCTGAGCGCCGTCGACAAGATCTCCGGCCGTCTGTCCTCGCTCGACTTCCGCCCGCTGGTGCAGCGGGTCGGGTCGTCGCTGAGCTCGATCCGCCAGCGGTCGATCGCGCAGATCATGCTGGACCAGGTCGTCTCGGAGCACCAGCTGGGCCGGGTGGTCCCGCAGTTCAACCACATCTACACGCTGCTGGGATCATGCGGCATCACCGGCCACATGGTCAACCACCCCACGATCGGCATGACGGCCGACCTTGAGGTGGTCCACCCGATGGAGCTGTTCCCGTTCCCGAGCCTGACGCAGGACTACACGAAGCAGCGCGGCCTCCTGCGGCAGCGCATGGTGTCCATGGCCTATCTCAAGGACATCTTCGGGGCCAAGGTGACCCGAAACAAGGAGCGCCTTGAGTTCTTCACGATCAAGCCGGGCGAGACCTTCGAGCAGCAGACCGCCAACGAGTACACCCTGGGCAGCAACGTCCAGTATTCGGACACCAAGGTCGTCGGCTCCGATCCGAACTACGACGCCATCGAGGTCGTCAAGGTCCGCGAGCTCTGGCTGAAGGGGCCCCGCGACACGGTGACCCGCTACGTCGTCACGAGCGGCGAGTACGTGATCCACGACGAGGACCTGGAGGGCCGCGAGGTCTACTGCCCGATCGGCTTCGCCCGGTTCATGGAGAACGGCACGTTCCACGGCGCCGGCGTCTTCGACCTCCTGTTCCCGCTGTGCCGCGAGGCCGAGAAGCTCCAGCGCCAGCTCTTCAAGAACATCCACGACATCGACCGGTACGGCGTCCTGGTGCTGCCGCACGGTTCCTTCAACGCGAACACGATGCTGCGCGACGTCGGCAAGGGCCTGCGGGTGTTCCCGTGGGAGCCTGATCCGATCAGCGAGGGCTTCCGCCCGTTCAACATCACGCCGTTCAACTCCGGAGACGTCCCCGGAAAGGTGAGCGCGTTCGCGATCCAGCAGATCGACCGGCTCAATCCGATCCGGGACCTGATCGCCGAGAAGGGCCGGGTCGACTCGGCCACCGGCCTCCAGTTCCTGGACGAGCAGGTCAACCGCGCCATGAACACCCCCACTGCCGGCGTCCAGCAGGCCTGGGGCGACTGCTACCGGTCGGTCCTCGCGGGCACGGTGCGGGAGGTCGTGTTCAGTCCGAAGACGTTCACGGTCGACCAGCTCACGCTGGACCTGGCCGGCGTCGTGGTGGACCCCGAGACGATGGCGGTCAGCTTCGAGCAGAACCCGCTGCCGTCGTTGTCGCAGCTCTCCTTCAAGATCAAGGACATCAACCCCCGGAGCAAGGTGGCCCGCAAGCAGGAGGCCCTCCAGCTCCAGCAGCAGTTCCAGATCGACCCCGACACCTTCATGCTGTTCGCCCTGAAGGAGGGCCTTGACTTCGCGATGTGGTCCGACGAGCATCAGTCGGCCTACGAGGCCGTGGTGCGCAACTGCCTGCTGCTCTACGGCGACGGCAAGGTCCCGGGCCAGGTGGTCCTGACCCCGCAGACCACGAAGCCCGAGATGCAGATCCGGGTGCTGAACTCCTTCATGGCCGGTCCGGTCATGGCGGTCGCGTCCGCCGAGGTGCAGAACGCCTTCATCGAGTACCACAAGACCCTGATGGGCTTTATGGGCTTGGTACTTCCGAACGCCCTTCCCAATCCGGACGATGTGGCTATGCTGGGGCGGCTGGACCAGCAGATGGCCCAGATGCAGGGGATGCCGCAGCAGGCTCCCGCACCGCAGATGCAAGGGATGTAAATGGACCCATCGACCAAGATCACCCTCGACGACGGATCCGAGATCACGCTGGCCGATCTCCTTCAGAACCGGAAGGACCTCCAGGAGGCGATCTCGATCAACGACACCCTGCAGAAGGACCTGCAGGAGGTCGGCGTTCTCTTCCAGGCAGGCATCGCCCCCGAGCGCCGGGAGAACGCGATCAAGAACGTGCTGGAGAACCTCGGCTACGAGGAGTCCCAGATCGACCAGTACCTGTCGGCGACCCGGCAGATGGCCTCTCAGCCCGCCCCGTCACAAGACCCCGACGACGAGGTGGAGGAGGTCGAGCTTCCGGATCTTCCGGACGAGGACGACGACATCGATGATTCCAGTGGGGGTGCACAAGAGGACACCATGAGCGACGAACGAGAGCAGATCCTTCGGCAGGAGATCGAGGCCCAGCGGGCCGAACTCCACAAGATGCGGGTGCGCGAGCTCCGCGAGAACCTCAACTCCCAGCTGGATCGGGTGTTGAAAAGCAATCCCGATTTCCAGAAACTCATTGAGAGCGCCCGCCAGACGCGGGGCGACGACGGCGTGAAGCAGGCAGAGCAGACGCTCCGGACACAACTGGAGCAGCGGGCCCTGGAGCGCATGCAGTCTCGCCGGTCGGCGGCGGGAACCTTCGAGGACGCATGGATGTCCGAGGAGGTCGAGAAGGCAGTCGAGCCCGTGGTGGGCACTTTCCGGTCGGTAATCGGCGACATCGACAAGCTCGGTCGGTCGTCGGAAACGGTCACTGGACTCGATGCGCAGGAGATTCTGCGCAGCAAGCCTGTTCCCGCGCCTGAGTACAAGGCCGGAGCCACCTTGAACGACATCGAGTCGGACGTCAAGAGCTTCGCAGCCGACACCATCCGCCGGGCACTGGCATCGTCTCCAGGTGAATCCGTCGTCTAAGCAAGGAGTGAATCATGGCATTCGCAACAACCGGGTCGATCTTCGATCGTCACTCGAACCGCATTCAGGAAGTCCTCAACAAGTCCCTTCGCGTGTTCCTCGCCGGCCTCGATCCGGTGTGGCGCGACAACGTCGTCACCAGCCAGGGCATCGGCAGCAACGCCGACCTCGGCCGTGATCTCAAGATCACGAAGCTCTTCATGGGCAGCCTCACCGGCGTCATCGATCCGGGTCGTCCCTACGGCGAGCAGGATCTCTACGGCAACACCACCGAGAGCCTCGGCCAGCTGATGCACAGCCAGCTCTACACGCAGGCGTACCCGAGCCCGAAGGAAGGTCCGAACGCCACGGCGTACCGGCTGGCGATCCCGATGAAGTCGCTGGTCACCAACCTGATGATCACGCTCGGCGAGAAGCAGGCCGACGCGACTCCGGCGCTCATCGACCAGGTCGTGGCTCCGAAGCTGACGGCGTTCGCCCGCAACATGGCGCACACCCTCTGCAACTACTGGTACCTCAGCCAGAACAACTCGTACCGCCTTTGCCTCACCTCGAACTCCGAGGTGATCCGAGTTACAGCCGCTGGGAACGTACTGGTTCACTGGAAGATCCGGTTCCAGCCCGCGAACTTCGAGACCCACCGGTTCTCCCGGGGACAGCGTGTGGACCTCATCGTTCCGGCAACTGGCGTTCGCTCCAATGATTCCACCGGAACCCTTGGTTCTCAGAAACGCTCCACCCGTCGTCAGCTGATCGTCGAGAGCGTGGATCCGCTGAATAACCGCGTCGTCCTTGTCACTCCCAACGATGTCTACACCGACTTCTTCGACAAGGCCGGTACGCCGGCGGCGGTCGGATCGGGCGCGGTTCCGACCTCCTGGACGGCCGAGAGTGACTTTGACTCGATGGCGGTCGTGTACGCGAACACCTCGATCGACTCCAGCGATGCGGGATCGAACACGTTCGTGGGCATCGCCGGCATCAACAGCTGGCTCAAGAACGGCAACGAGACCAACACCGACGGTGCCAAGCTGCTCGGTGCCGAGGCTGATTCGAGCGATTTCATCAACGTGAACGATCGTCCGGAGTTCAAGAGCTTCAAGTACGACGTGGGCGGAGTGCTCACCGAGTACAACATGAAGCGCTACCTCCAGCGCGTCCACTCGGCGTTCGAGCCGAACGGCAACACCATCGACACGCTGATCGCGTCCGAGGGCGTGTGGAGCGCGTACGAGGCCCAGAAGATCGGCCAGTATCGCATCGACCGGACCAGCCGGGTGGCCTCGATCACCAACGAGGGCCAGGCCGAGGGCTTCAGCTTCAGCTTCGAGGGCCGCACGTACAAGGGCCACACCTCCCGCTTCGTCGAGGGCGGCACCATGTACGGCATCAAGCTCGGTGGCAAGAACTGGAAGAAGTACGTGCCGCCGAGCCCGGCCGGACTGTCCAAGATGAGCCAGGCGGACGCCTACGTTCCGTTCGAGTTCGTCGCAGGCGCCATCACCGGCACCAGCACCAACCAGCTGCCGATGTTCAACATCAGCGGTTCGGACAACCTGGTGACCCAGGCCAGCCAGATG